TTACTGCTTACACTGTAAGAACGCCGCAAACTCCGCTCCCCAGAAGCTCATCCGTATTTCACACAGCGAACCGTGCAGCATCCAGATGATGAGGATTGCCGTCACGCAGAACGTGATGGCCATAAGCGATTTTTGCGACATAGCGCTTGCTCCTTTTTCAGGGAGGCGCTAACCTATCACTTGCTAAGGTTAGATGGTCAGGGCCTCGGTTAAACAGAAATGTTTTCCGGGGCCTTTCCACATCTGGCCTTCGGGTATTCCCTCCGACCATCAGCCGAAAGGCACCCGCGCGTAATCTATCGCTTTTTTGTTACTCCGGCAATTCTGCCTGTTAATTCTGAGATAAAGGCAAACTCATCTGATTGTTTCCCCTGTGTGAAGCTGGCAGCTCATGCCACGGGATACCTTCTGAAGAGTGAACGCCGGAGGCGTGTTTTGATGTGAATTTATGGAAAGCTTCCAGTGTTGAGAAGCATACGCCGCATTCCAGATTGTTACACTGGTAATACTTTTGCCGCACGGTGTTTGAATCATTTTCCGGACGACTGGTGCGGATACGGGCAGATGCGCCACAAAGCGGACAACGGAACATAGCGACCTCCCTTAACGTGGTGCTGCCTATTCTAAGTTGCTCACTCTGTTTCCGCTATCCATTCCGGGATTTTTGCCTCAAGCTCAAGCTGCGTGGTAAAACCGCTGTTATCAATGGTGTGCTCGGCTTTTGCAATGATCCAGTCCTTATTATCAATCTCGCTTTTAAATCCTGTTACCGTGCCATGCATTTCGGGGTAGAGTTCTGCACGTCCACGCGCCAGCGTGATGGAGAATGATGCGGCTCCGCGTTGTAGTTGCTGCCACTTTGCCGCCGCTGCGCGTCTTGCTGCCTGCTCGTTCTGATAAGTCTTGCGTAACACAAACACATTGCCTTCCGCGCCTTCCATATAATCACCTTCACGGCTGCTGCTTTTCTCCTTTTTGGGTTTTGGCGGTTTACGGCGTTTCACGCTGACTTTTTTCTTTTTCCCGTAATTAAGATCAAGCCAGTAGGCGCGTACCCCCGTATACGCCTCGCGGTCAGCAATGCGGAACTGATGGCGATCGCCGCTGCTGCGTGTAATGGCGAACGAGGGCAACGGCTGGCCCTGTGCGTTCACGCCACCACCTGGCATGATGAATAACAGATTGCCGCTTTTTACCGTGGTGATTGCGCCCAGCATTTCCGCCATGCGCGTAAGGAAGGACATGTCGCTTTCTTCGGTCTGGTCGGCGTGGTCGATTTCGATATCCATCAGCATTTCGCTGATTTGCGGTTTCAGACCATACCGATGAGCGATGGCGGATACCACACGCTCAACGGTCACATCATGCCAGGACACCTCACGTTTAACGTTAAATTCATCCCGAAAATCTGCGCTTCTGGCTGAAACAGTCAGCCTGTCCGGCGGTCCTTCGTGAGCGATTTCATCAACAATGTAAGTGCCTTTTTCTGTCAGCGGTTCTCCTTTCCAGCCAATGAGAACCGTCAGGCGCGCGCCCCGTGGCGGTAGCTGCAACTGACCATCCGCATCATCCAGCGTGATGGTGAGCTGGTCCGCGTCAAATCCCCGGTTGTCGGTCAGTGACAGGCTCATCAGGCGCTCTGCCACGCCTGACAGCGTTTTACCCTCCGCGAGAATATCAAAATCCGGCATTTTTACGGGGTCTGTGCCCTGACTGAGCAATTGCATGGTGGTGTCGGTCATCTGCTCCCTCCCTGTGCGGCATGGTCGCATGTGCGTGCGGAGGGGGTTACTGCTTTTTGTTGTCGCCGTGGCGGGAGAACGGCGCAGGGGTGAGATTACGCGCGTGGTGGGTGATGATTGTTGCCGAATCATTTAACGGATACAAGGGGCTGAAGCTATGAGTGAAACTCGTTTTCATGGTGCCCGTGTTACGGAAAGTACCGACCTGGTAACAGCGATTAACGATGTTGATTCCAGCGTTATCGGTATCGTGGCAACGGCGGATGATGCGGACGCGAAGCTGTTCCCGCTGAACAAGCCCACACTGCTGACCCGCGTCAATGACGTGCTGGGAAAATGCGGGACAACGGGGACGCTTTATCGTGCGCTTAAGGCCATCGCAGACCAGGTGAGCACAAAGGTGATCGTCGTTCGCGTGGCTGAACACAAAGAAGAAAACGGAAAGACGCAGGATCAACTGGTTATCGGTGGTTCTGAATCTGACGGCAGCTATACGGGGATGTATGCGCTGCTTGTTGCAGAGCAGGATGAAAGCATCGGATACCGTCCGCGTATTCTGGCCGCGCCGGAGCTGGACACGGAGGCGGTGACAAAATCCCTGTGCGTGATTGCGGGTAAACTGCGCGCGTTTGTGTATGCCTCATGTCATGGCTGTAACACGATGGCAGAGGCAATTACCTACCGCCAGAAATTCAACGAACGTGAGGTGATGCTCTTATGGCCGGACTTCATCGCCTACAACCCGAAAAGTGGCAAAAACGAAACGTTCCCCGCGCCTGCTTATGCGTGCGGCCTTCGTGCGTACATTGACCATGAGCAGGGCTGGCACAAATCACTGTCCAACGTTCCGGTTAAAAATGTGCTGGGGATGTCCCGGCATGTGTTCTGGTCGTTGCAGGCCGAAGACAGCGATGCCAACAGCCTTAACAACAAAGAAATCACGACCATTATTCGTCGTAACGGGTTCCGCTTCTGGGGCAACCGCACACCGGAAACGAACGCCTACATCTTTGAGGTGTATAACCACGCCAGCAGCGGCAGCGTGAGGTCATCCAGCTCCCCGGCGTAATCCATGACAAACATCACCATCTGATAGCGGTAAACAAACGATGGGGTTTCTCCTGTCGTTTCAATGTTGCCGCTCTCCACGAAGATGGTGAATTTTTCCGGGTTAGCCTGACACCATCGGCATGAACGGGTCATGGCTTCACGCAGGGAATCAGTTTTCAGCATGGTTGTTGTCCTCGTTGTTCAGTCGTTGCAGCCTGCGCTGTTCCAGTAATTCAATGGCCCGTTTATCCGCGTTACAGGTTTCCAGTGCATCCAGAAGGCGGTCGCCCCATATACCGAGATTTCCCCATGTGGGAGTGTCAGGGAAGGGGGGAGGCGTTACCGGTATGGTCAGCGTCTGCGGTATAAGCCGGACTGACGGCGCTGACAGTGGCGCGTTCTGCGTGCCTGCGCAACCTGTCAGTAAAACGAGCGTCAGGCAAAGCGTGGGCGCATTCATCTTTTGCAATATCGTTGCGTAGCTGTTCACGTCTGGCCTCTCCGTCCTGATTTCGCTGTTGATTTTCCACGCGGAGTTGCGCCAGCACCTGCTGCATATCCTGTACCCCGGTGCTGATGATATTCAGGGTGTCGACGGTACTTTTCAGGGTGCTGGCCTGTGCTTCGTTTCTGGCGTTCTCCCGGCCCAGCGACCACGACAGACGCATGGATGTTCCCCATCCGGCAATCAGAAGGAAAGCGACGCCAAGCGTGGGCCAGAGCTTCATGCCGGATAGGCTCCGTGTGGTAACTGAAAATGCGGTCCGTCTTTCAGGGTCTTCCAGTCGCCGCCCCATTCCACCGGAATATTCAGTTCCCGGCTGGCCTGTCTGAATGCTGCTGCGATTTTTTCGTACAGCGGCCATTCCCATGACACCTGGCTGCCGATATAAGCCACAACATCCACGGCATGCCCCGTAAGGTGGCGGCTGTTCATGGTCTGGCTCTTACCCGTGGCCACCAGTTGCTTCTGGCGGTAACGGCTGCGCAACCCTTCGGTGATACCAAAATCCACTTCCGAGATTTCCAGTGCCCGTCGGGTCACTTTCACCAGATCAGGATTTACGCCCTGCAAATTCTTTTCGCTCCGGCTGCTGAATTTAAATGTGTTGCTCATTCGTCCTTCTCCTTCACCCTGCGATTAAAGGCCGCAATAACCTTGTCGCGTGCTTTCTCTGCACCCATAAAACCGATTGATGCGCCGATAAACGTCACGGCATCTTCAGGAAACCCGAAGAAGCGCAACGACCCGGCCACGGCCATGGCAAGAACGCCGCACGCCAGCGATCCCGTTACGGTCTGAACCAGTGTTCGTCCGTCATAAAGACTCATCAGCGCGGAAATGCTGACCGCCGCGCCTACTGCATACACCGTTGGCAGGTGGTCAAAGAGCCACGCAATAACCTGCTCTGTGATCCCTGTTTGAATGGTGCTCACTGCTACTCCCCCCACAACTGAATCATTTCTCGTTTCTTCTTCTCCGGCTCCGGCATCTCAACTTCCTGCCCGGCGTCCAGAAATACCTGCTGACAGAGTCCGGGGTTGGCATCCAGCACCTTTTCGGTGACGCCCTGCGTCGTGCCGTAGTACCGGAAACAGAGCGAATCCACGGTGTCGCCTTCCAGTGCCTTCACTTTCATCAGCACAACTCCGCAAAGATTCGCGGGCGACACAGAATGTCAGAGATGGCCCAGCTCACATCACGCCACAAATCCGATGTCTGTATATCCAGTGCGTCCGCCCGGCGGTCGCCCTTGTCCGTTGTGTCCGCATCGCGGTAACGCTCCAGAATCAGGGCGCGCGTGGCGGTATAAACAGCATTGCGCCAGTGCCAGAGATTGACGCTTTCTCCGTTAATTACGGGTGCCGGAACATCGGCCAGCGTCTGATGGCCAGCCGCCTGCTGTTCCTTCTGCCACGCTTCCAGCTCGCGGGTAACGTGTGCCACGGCCCCGGTGGCGGTATGCAGCAGGCGGGAGGTGGTCACACGGCTAGGCAGTCGTATCGCCAGACGCAGCTCACGCAGCACAATATCCGGCCAGAATGCGCCCGCTGAAATACGGGTATCACCATCATCGGTATCGGTGATGTCGTCCTCTGCGGGGCCGGGGTTGGTTCTGGCAACCATACTCATGGGGTTCACTCCTGAAAAAATCGGGCGGTGGGTGCGCGGTGTAAACGGTCACGGAGTCAAACCGGAACACCGCGCACGCCGCCCGCTGACGGGGTCAGTCGTTAACCGCGCTTCGCCTTCTGCGTCGCGGTGGTTTTTCGTGTTGCAGGCTTCCGCGTTGTCTTTTTACTTTTGCTGCTTTCGTCCTGCGCCTGCGGTGTGCTGGCATCTTCTGGTGCGGCTGCGGAATCGGCTTTTTTCAGGGCGCGGGAAAGGGTTGCAATCTCGCGTTTCACACCTGCGTTCGGGTTCAGGTGCATCGCTTCGCGCAGCAGCTTCAGTGATAAGGCCATGTTGTCTGCATCGGTCAGGCCACGACGGGCAAAGGCGCACGCCTTGCATAATTTGGCGCGCACTTCGTCCGGCATGTCCTGGTCGGTGACAATCTCCCGGAGGGTGTCCAGTGGTTCGATAAAGGCGGACAAATCCGCGTCGGCATCCGTCCCGGCCTGCGTCAGTACCGGATTACAGATTTCTTCGGTCAGTACCGTGGCGGCAGTACGTCCAAAGTTATCCGGCATAATGAGGTTGTGACGGACCACATACGTACCAATACGCAGCGCCAGCGGAAGATCGCCGCAGTCAATTGCCCACACCATCAGCGTGGCAATCACTTCATCCTGCTGCCCGCCGTCAGCCTCCAGCGTTCCTTCAATCCAGCCGGAAAAGTCCGGCAACAACTCTTTTTTGATGGCGGCTTTCGCGCTTCTGGCCTGTACGCCCTTAAGCCGGGCCTGTGCCAGACGCAGACGATACAGCACCTCTTCATGCGCGGTACGCGCGGCGTGGTCCACGCCTTCATTCGCCCGGCCTGCGCGCTGTGCCATCACGTTCTGCCAGTGTTGCTGTGCAGGAGTAATCATTTTTTCTCTCCGTTACAGGCGGGCATGATGCCCGCCGTGAGTTGATTAGCTGTCGGCGAACTTCAGGCCAGTGACCATCGCGCACTTGCCATAGTCTTCAACGACATAAGCGTCATTGATGGACTGGTAGGTGGCGATGCGGTTGTATTCCGGTTCGTCTTTCATCAGACGACGCATTGAACCTTTCTGCCAGTAAATCGACAGGTTGTTGAACGAGGTGATCAGCATCGTTGCATCCGGGAAGAATGGCGCAAGGAACACGCCCAGCCCGCCAATGGTGCGCGATGACAGGATGAGCTGCCCGGCAAGTAATTCCGCATTGGGATTCTGGCCGCTGATGCTGTTCAGCACGGGCAGACGCAGCGAGTTAAACAGATTGCGCCCCATAATCACCACGAGGTCGTCAGCTTCCTTGTGCCATTCATCCAGCAGGGATGAACGCGCGTCCTGTACCAGTGCATCAGCGTTCGCATACTTACCCGCGTGCGCCACGGTGTTGTCCATGTTGCGGGAGGTCAGCGTCACGTCATTCATAACGCGTTCGCTGGCGTCGGTTCTGATGTGCTCCAGCCATCCCACGTTAACGTCCTGAAGCAGCTTGTTGGTGCTGAAGTTGGACTCATCCGCGTGAGACGTGCCGTTGAAACCGATCATGATGCGGTCAAGCGCCACCTGTCGGGCAATCTGTGCGCTGATGCGGGACTGAAAATCAGGGTGTGCCGACCAGGCATCAAGCTGCGGATACGAAATAAACGTGTCGTAGTTCACCTGTTCGCACTGGTATTTGCGGTTTTTCAGATCAACCACGTTATTCGGGTTACGGCGTTTTGTTCCGTCATAACTGGTATTCGTGCGTGCAATTGGCCCGGTGGTGTCCAGGAGGATTTTTTCGCCTTTCTGGTCGGTCACGCCGATCACGTTAATTCTTTTTGTAAATTCGGTGCTTTCCTTTGAGGCGTTTTCAAAACGCTGCTGTACCGAGGGTTCCACGGTAAATCGCGATACCAGTGCGGAAACCGGGATATTGTTAAGCGACGCCTGCTGCGCCATATAGCAACCCAGCTTGTTGCGGGTAATATCTGACATCACCAGATTCATAAAAAATTTGCTCCTTTGTCTTATCAGAAGTCAGCCAGCTGGTCGGAGGCTGCGCCCGTTGCGGTGAACCGGTTCTGCGGATCGCCGTCCTGCGTGCGCAGTTTTTCCTTCAGTGCTGCCAGCTCTGTGGTCAGTGAAGTGATTTTCTGGCTGTCCTGCTGATGGCGGGTTTCCAGTGCATTAAAACGGTCGATAATGTCGGCCTGTGACGTTGCGACGCCTTCCACCGCTTCCTGAATGCGGGAGAAACTGGCGTCATCCGCTTTGCGGCCACGGCCAATAATCCCCATTACGCGGTTAAACCACTGGGTGCCTTCTTCCTGGCGTTGTTCTGCCATTTCGATGATTTCAGACTCGATGGCTTCGGAGATAAGCGGTGCTTCACCCTGGACACTGTTGAACGTCATCACCGCCTGACGTTGCTGTGCCGTGAATTTCAGGCGCTCAGTGCCCAGGCTTGCCGGGGTGTCGGTCATCGCCAGCCCGACCAGATAGGCGCGCCCGTTAACGGAGAACTGCGGGTGCAGTTCGATACTGGAATAGATTTTCTTGCCGTCAGCGACAAGCTGCTTCATGCGCTCGGTCGGTTCGATTTCTGCATACAGCGCAGTACGTCCGGCCAGCGGGCCTTCCGTAATATCTTCCGTACTCAGCGCGGTGACATCGCCCATTGCGGAAAATTCGCTTGACGGGCATGGCGAGAGATAGTGCTCAACGTTCACGCGGGCAGCGTAAACATCCGGGTTGAAGTTCTCGGCGGCTTCACGCAGATGTACCGGACTGATTTCGCGGCCATCAACAGTTGATCCGGAGACAGCCACGCGAAACTTTTTGCGGGATGTCTTTTTTTCATTAGCCATAGTTTTTGCCCCTCTGACTGGTTCTTCAGTCATGATGGCAAAGCGTAACAGGCTGATACAAAGGGCTTTTGTTGTAAGAAAACGGCCAGAACAGGGGGTTAAGGAGAACGGTTTCGCGCGCGGGTAATCTTCCTGTAATTACTCAGGGGGAGCAATGATTCAGGACGCTTTTGTGCGCCAGCGTGCGCGGCAACTTTACTGGCAGGGTTATCCGCCCGCAGAAATATCACGTCTGATGGGAATAAACCCGAACACGATTTATGCGTGGAAAAAACGCGACCAGTGGGATGAAACGCCACCCGTGCAGCGTGTCACGCAGTCCATTGATGCGCGCCTCATCCAGCTTACTGAAAAACAGAATAAAACAGGCGGTGACTTTAAGGAAATAGACCTGCTGACCCGGCAGCTTAAAAAGCTGCATGATGGCCAGCCGGATGTGATGGCCGCAGGAAAGAAAGGCCGGGCGAAAAAACTCAAAAATCATTTCACGCCGGAACAGATTGCCGCACTGCGGGAAAAAATCATCAGCAGGCTGGAGTGGCATCAGCGGGGCTGGTTTGACTCCCTGACCCTTTGCAGGGAAGCCGGGATACGTAACAGGATGATCCTGAAATCCCGACAGATTGGGGCGACCTGGTATTTTGCACAGGAAGCGCTGCTGATGGCGCTGCGTGACGATGTGGCGCAACCTTACCAGCGTAACCAGATTTTTTTGTCTGCGTCGCGTCGTCAGGCGTTCCAGTTTAAAAGCATTATTCAGAAGGCCGCGGCTGAAGTTGATGTGGAGCTGAAAGGGGGCGATAAAATCATCCTCTCCAACGGCGCAGAGCTGCATTTTCTCGGCACTTCTGCTGCGTCGGCACAGTCCTATACGGGCAATTTTTATTTTGATGAATTTTTCTGGGTCAGTCGCTTTGCTGAACTGCGCAAGGTGGCTGGCGCTATGGCAACCCTCAGCGGACTGCGGCGCACCTACTTCTCCACGCCATCCACCGAAACGCACGAGGCATACGCCTACTGGAACGGCGACCGCTGGAACGAGAAAAAGGCCTCGCATAAACGCCAGCGTTTTTCTGTGGACTGGAAAACGCTGCATAACGGACTTATCTGCCCTGACCGGACATGGCGGCAGATTGTCACGCTGGAAGATGTGGTTAATCACGGCTGGAAACACACCGATATTGACGAAATCCGCGATGAAAACACCGAAGACGAGTTCCTCAATCTCTACATGTGTGAGTTTGTCCGCGAAGGGGAATCGGCATTTAACCTGAATATCCTGATTGGCTGCGGCGTTGACGGATACGACGACTGGAAAGACTGGAAACCTTTTGCTCCCCGCCCGATGGGGAATCGTCCGGTATGGATTGGGTATGACGCAAACGGCAGCAGTGGCAACGGCGACAGCGGCGCTGTGTCCGTGGTGGTTCCTCCGTCTGTTCCTGGTGGCCGTTTTCGAACGGTGGAGACGCGACGCGTTCAGGGGCTGGAGTTTGAAGAACAGGCCAGAGTCATTGAAGAGTTCACGTGTCGCTACAACGTGGAACACATCGGCATTGATGTGACGGGCGGGAACGGGGAGGCTGTTTATCAGATAGTGAAACGGTTTTTCCCTGCTGCTATTCCGTACACCTTCACGCTGTCATCAAAACGGTCGCTGGTACTGAAAATGCTGCAAATAATGCGTGCCGGGCGGTGGGAATACGATCGCGCCGAACGCGAGCTGGTCGCAGCCTTTAACGCCGTGCGTAAGGTGAAAACACCGGGCGGCTTTATCACTTACGAAACGGACCGCGCGAGGGGGATCAGCCACGGCGACCTTGCGTGGGCAACCATGCTTGCTGTCATTAACGAACCAATTGGCGGCGAAGGAGAAAACGAGCGTTTCACAGTTATGGAGTTCTGATGAGCAGAAAAAATAAAAAAGTGCGCATGAGTTCACGCATTGATCTCGCTGATGCGCTCAGGAAAGAATCATCGCTCAGTGCATTCACATTTGATGGTCCTTATCGCCTGACCGGGCATGACCTGCTGGACAATATGTACTGTGCTGATAACGGGCGGTGGTATGAAACCCCGGTGGACTGGTACGGTCTGGCAAGAGCTGCCCGGCAAACGTCCTGGCATCAGTCTGCGCTTTACTTTAAGCGCAATGTATTACTCGGTTGCTACATCCCGCACCCGCTGCTTTCCCGGCAGGATTTCTCGGCGCTGGCGCTGGACTGGTTTGTGTTCGGTAACGCATTCCTTGAGCTTCGAAGCAATATGCTCGGCGAACCGCTTAAATTACGGCACGCCCTGGCGAAATACATGCGACGCGGAAGCGATCTTGAATCATGGTGGTATGTGCAGGATGGCAAGGACGCGTTTCAGTTTCGTCCTGGCAAAGTGTGCCACCTGATGAATCCGGATATTAACCAGGAAATCTACGGCATGCCGGAATATCTTGGCGCATTACTCTCGGCCAGCCTTTCTCATTCGGCGGACATGTTCAGAAAACTGTACTACGACAACGGATCCCACGCCGGGTGCATCATCTACATCGGTGCAGCGCAGGTAAACCGCGAAAGCATGGACTCCCTGAAAGAAACGCTACAGGGGGCACGTGGTGGTGGTGCGTTTAAAAACGTGCTCATTCATGCGCCCAACGGGGGCAAAGAGGGGGTGCAAATTTTGCCGTTCCAGCAGATCACCGCAAAAGATGAATTCATGAATGTTAAGGCGGCATCCCGTGATGATGTGCTGGCTGCGCACCGCGTTCCGCCGCAACTGATGGGGGCGATGCCGGGCGAAAAAAGTGCGTTTGGCGATGTGGAGAAGGCAGCGCGGGTTTACGCAATTAACGAGCTGATGCCCGTCATGGAGGCTATGAAGCACATCAATGACTGGCTTGGCGAAGAGGTGATCCGTTTTAACTCTTATGCTCTTCTTGATGAAAAAACAGCCCCGTGATGGGGCTGTCCTTTTTACCAGAGTTGAACCATTTTCTGGGTGCCGTCAGGCTTGAGATTATCAATTTCAGAGAGAACGTAATATTGAATGGCTTCACAAACGGTGGTGTAGGGTGAATTACCTTCTTTAAGTGGCACGATATTATTATTAACGCGAACCTGTATTTCATCGTTATACATTGCGATCGAAACAGGAGTGTGTACGAACGCGACTTCGCCAGGTGTGTCGTCAACCACCGTTTCAATACTAAAAGTCAGTTTTCGCTCATCATTGCTGCCCCGTGCTTTGGGGGTAGCGGCAGGGATCTGGGATAAAGGCATTCTGCGAAATCCTTCGGCTGCTTCCAGTCCGCATGAAACGTAATGCTGGCGATTACCGTCGCTATCTGTCCAGGTCTGTGATGGCAGCTCCAGCGAGATTTCATAAGCATCAACAATGCCCTGGGCAAGGCGTACAAGCGGGGTCAGATCTTCATTGCGGCGAAAGCTCTCCTTTACCTGCTCCCGTTTTTCTCTTAACTGCTTGTAATTAATGACCATAAGACAGCCTCCATTGATTTCTTTGCTCGTATTTTGCACTTATGAAGTATGGTCGGCAAGGTGCCGTATCGCTGACGCGCTTCGCTTGTCTGCTGCTTCGCCGGGGCATAAAAAATTTATGCCCCGGCTCTCCAGCTCCTGTATCAATCAGATAATTTCACGACGCCTTCCAGTTTATCGCCACCATCGACGGTCAGACTCTTACGCAATTCCACCGCGTTGACTGTATGTTCTCGCTGCCTCAGTGCGATTTTGACGGCCTTACCTTTCACCCCATCAAATCAAAAGCCCTCACGCCTTTTTCATGCTCAGCGTGAGAAATATGGCCATTCTGTTGTGTCTCTGCGACATCGTTCAGGGAATGCTATTTACCCCCTGAAACGCGGGCTGTTCCCCCGTCACCTGCGCGCAGAAAAAGCGCGTTTTTTTGTGCACGCACGGATCCTTGACGGATCCAGCCGCCATGCGGGCCGGAAGGGCAAAAGTCGTTCAAAAAAATTGTGCAAATTTGTGCACTATTGTGCAAACCGAACGGAGTGCTTATTTATAGAAAAATTGAGCCTATGTATACGACGTTGCTTATAAATACATCCCTGACTGTTATGTGAAAATATGCAAAGAAAATTACATGCTATGGAGATGAGAGTTATAACGACCTTTTCTACTTATTTGTAAAAGAGGTCGTTATGTAAAAGTTAAATTATTTTTTACTCTTGATATGTGTAAAAAATATAGCTTTGATGTTTATATCCTATTAGAATACATTATTTATCCTCTTTAATGATTTTGTTATAGTCAAAATCCCAAATTTTTCTGTCAATGCCGTTTGTTGGTGTAACCCGGTAGAATAAGGATCGTAATCCATTGTAAAAATACTGGAGAGATTTCTGATTTTCTGGTTTGTCTAACCAGTTTCTTGTAATCATTCTAAAGAATTCAATATGCTGATTGAATATTTTCTTATTTAATCTTCTTCTTAAACCGGATGTAGACTCATGGTTGTCTTTTCTTTTCTGAATTTCAGTTTCAATTGATTGTAATTGAGGACGTATCTTGAGTAAGTATAACTCTTTCGAAAAACCATTGTTAATTATATCCTGATTTTCCCAGAAGGAAGAGTCGTCGGTATTATAAAGGTGCTCACAATGCTCAAATATCAATTGTTCTGGAGCTTTTTCACCCGGCAGTGATATAATTCCTCTCTGATCCTCAGGGCTGTGATCTCCATCAAGAATACAAATTGATTTTAACGAGGTTTCCTTAAGATGAGAATCATTAAAAATAGTTTTTAAATTGTCTGCACCAATGAAACAATCAATTAAGTGAAATGAATTACTAACTATAGCAAAATTTGGATATTTGCTTATCCAATAACCAAGTATTTCATTAAATAAAAAGCGAGCTTCTTCATCTTCCGTGAAAACTGGTATCTTGTTCCTTGTGTATATCTCATCCTTTGTTTGTGTTTTCAGATACATTGTTATTTTTAATATATCAGGATTATCCAAAAGCAGAGCCTTTGTAATATTGTTAATTAGATAGACAACATGGTATTTTTTATGAAAAGCATACTCTAGCAATGTCAGACTGTGCGTTGTGAAAAATACTTGAATCTTATAATCTTTTGCGTATTGATAAATTTTATCTAATAATCTTATCTGTAAAGAAGGATGTAAAGTGGCATCAAATTCATCTATTAACAGAATGCTTTCTTTTTGATCAGTGGATTGAATAAGTGATTCAAAATAATACCTAAGGCTAACTAATGCCTTGATTATAATGAATATATTGTCTTCCCCGGATGATATGGTATTAGAATCAATTGCTGGGTTATCGGTATCAAATAATGGGCCAGCTTTAAAATCACCGATATTGTTTGATTCTATATTTATAATATTAATACCCAAAAGTTCATTATATATTTTCGATATATAACCAACATACTCTTCTGGTAGGTTTAACGGAATTTTTGTAAGGGCGTCGTCTTTAGTTTCACCAATTGGGAATAGTCGCGATAATCCAAGATATAAAACTGGTTTAGCTGGAAGTGATTGTTTTTCTTTTCCGCGTGGGTATACTGGTTTGATAGCATACCGTTGCGCTTCGTCTGGATTTTTTGAGTTGTGCTTTCTGAAGTCTAGTGTGCTATGATCCAAATAGTTAATAGAAAATAACACACCTTTTGTTCCCTCTGCCGGATCGGTGTAATTTTTTGATTCCCTAACAATTGCTTCCATTTTGGGGTTGGCTATTTTGTTTATAGATTTTATAACTCTAACACAATTACTATTTGAATAATTTTGTGATCGAGATGGTGGCATTTGGAAACCATTGCTAATTAAATGAAGCAATGTTGTCTTACATGTCCCATTGGTTCCTGATATTATATTGATGTCTTCATTGAATGAGAAGTCAATATCTATCAGTTTCTTAAATTTTTTAAAACTAATTTCTTTAATCATCTATATCATCCTTAAATTTAAATGTCAGGGATTTTTATACCATGATTATAAATGATAATTTCTAGACCTTTTTTCTTATCTTGTGCAGTATAATTAAGCGTATAATCAGTCATATTGAATTCATGATATATGCTTTTTATTTCAGGCACATTGTCATAAGACACAACCCAAGGTAGTTGAATTTCCCGTAGTGTATTAGCGATTTTTACATGATCATCATGTTTATAAAAATTTCTATATAACTCTGCTCCTTTAACATAATAAGGTGGATCAAGATATATTAGACTATTTTTGGGTAGCAATGCTTTTTGGTGTAGCAGAAAATCTACAGCATCAAAATTCGATACGTAAATTTTCTCCTTATATGCACCAATTAGTTCAATCCTTTTAATTAACTCTTTTTTGTTGAATCTTGCATCTAACTTCCATGGTCCTTTTTGTTCTTTCCCTCCAATAACGCCAGCCTTAAGTATTCCTGAACGGTTTGTTCTATTTAAAAAGAAAGTAGATAATGCGACTTCAAGCATACTATATTTATCATTGTTTAGGAGTATCTCCTTTTGAGTATGCCAATTTTCAATAGTCACAGGAACTTCATCAATCATTTCACATAACAGATCGTTATGATTAACCACTGCAAACCAAAAAGAATAAAGGGCAGGATCAATATCATTTATGAAGATATTTTCAACAAGACCGTTAAGGAGCAAACCTAATGCTACACCGGCTCCACCTGCATAAGGTTCAGCATAACATCCACCAATGAGATCATTGTTGCGGAGTATTTGTTCAATATGTGGCAAGAATTTTGCCTTACCTCCCGGATAACGAAGAGGGGTTCTAAAATGAGAAGGCTTTGTCATCCACGATTTTCTCAGTAAAAAATAAACATAATCTTAACATGGCACTTGAGTTTTCCCGATAAAAAACATCGTCGCCGTCCATAGATATTTGCATAGTTATGCAAAAAATCCAGTTTTCAATGAATTAAGGGGAATTATATCAATTGCATTCTATTCAACACAATATTCGGTTAGCGATTCACATCTCATCCCTCATGATGGAAAAGGCATATCCAACTTTGTAATTGTTTTTTCTCATCATCATTTTGATTACTAAAGTGCTGTTTGCCTCTCTTTTGGAGCAAAGTAGCCTTGCGGCGGGCGCGTTCAGTGGTTTCATTGATTCTTTGTGCGTGCTCTGCGTCACGGATGGCGCGCAGCATGTCAGAAAGCACGGTAACGGGGGTTTTCATGGTGTTCTGGTCCTGCTGAAGTGTGGATGCCAGACGTGCGGCGGCTTCGGGGTCTGATGCCCCCAGCTGTGCCAGATAGCTGGCGACCGGGTTATGACGGATCTCTGTGCTGCTTACGCCGTGATTACGGCTCAGGCGCTGCCAGAGCTGCGTGATTCGGCTGGCCGGGCGGGTATCCGGTTTGCGTACAATTTCAAATCCCTGCGGTGCAATGATGCTGCCGTCAACGTACAGGCTGCCTCCCCGTAACAGGTGCTGCATCTGCTGTTCACCGATATGCAGGCCGAGAGATTCGGCAGATTCCCGCCATTCTTTAGCGAGTAATTCGTGGTTATCAGGCAAAGGCCGCTGCTGTTTGCGGCTCTGTGTCCAGCTCTGCATTTCATCACTGCTGTTTTTTGCCTGTTTGTCACGAAGCGAACGCATCAGCGCCCGGCGTTCGTGCCGTTTCAGTGAGCGCATCCATTCGTTCACTTCAACGCCGTCAGGAAGCTGCGGCCACGGTGCTGGCCGTTCTTTCGACTGTTCTGTCCCGCTGTTGCCTGTTTCCTGTACACGGGGACAGTTATTGCCACGAGTCCAAGGGGCGGCAGGGCCGCCCTGAAGGTCAAAACCATTTTCGTGGGCGTTGTCTTCTGGTTCTGGTTTACGTCTTACCAACTTCCAGTTATCCGGATGCGTGCACACACGGGAGGATTCCCCGATGAGTGGTGACCAGATCCCGTAAATCTGTACGCTCTGTTCGCCGTAATCGTTCAGCTCATCTGCGAGGTCGTAGGCGGTGCGAATCAGGTAGTCCTTGCGTGGAACAAGCACGCCACCCTGTTTTTCAATGTAGGAGGCAAAACACCCGGCATCGGCGGCAGCGAGTACCGCATCCATTGCATCATCTTTCAGCCGTTGCGGGCCTTCCGGATTGCGTGCCATCTGGCTGGCAAGGCGGCGCAGTTCACGCCACACCTGACGGGAGGGGATGCCAAAGAACTGGAACTGACGGACCCGGTGAAGGCGCGCCCAGCCGATGGCGCGCTCCACGCTCTCGGCCATTGATTTTCCGGTTTCGTGGTCAACGCGTGGCTTGCCCGTTTTCGGGTCGATGCCATCGACGGCGCGGCTGTCCAGGTTTTTTCCGATGTAGGTCGCGATATAGCTGGTTGGTGTGCCTTTTGAGCCGTCGACATACTCCACCTTAAAGCGCGGAGTAATATCATTGCCCAGCTCGTGGCGGTCTTCCTGAATGGCAATATCGCGGGTGATGGCCACGATGCTGTCGATTTCTTCCGGATGAGCAAAGACCATCATATGCCAGTGCACGGTGCCGTCATGGTGAGGCTCCACCGTGCGGATGCCATACCAGCGCAGGCCGTCGCGGTTCAGTTTTTTGCGGACCGCCGCAAAAAACGTGTTAACCAGATAATCGCTGGAGTCGCGCATGGTGGCCCCGTTCCATTTGGGATTCGGATGACCGTTCTCTGTTGTGGCGTGGTATTTTGACGGGCAGGTGACAGTCAGAAACACCGCTTTGTCGCCACGGGCTTCGGCCAGAAGTTCCAGCCCCTTCATGGTGGCCATCATTTCTGCCTTACGGTGAACCGGGTTACTTACTCCCGCGTAATACACTGTCTCGAGATCAATCGTGAACCCGTCTTCGTTTTCCAGCATGAAACTTTTCAGGAAATCGCGTGTTTTCTCGCGCTGTGCGCGAAACTCGCTTAACGCGTCCTGGCTCAGATAGGGCGATGTTTTTCTGGAAACCAGACAGGCGGCGCGGAGTTGTTCTTCCCGCCACTCGCAACGTAAAAGCCACAGTTTGCGCTTCCACCATTCCGCACAGGTCAGGCGAAGAATTGCGCCCGGCAGCAGCTCCGTGTCTGGTTCGTTCCTCCGGTCTTTGTCTGTTGTCAGTGCGTCATAATGTGGCGGCATGGTGTGCAGATGTAATGCCATGCGGGCCAGCATCTGATACACCTTCAGCGTTACATCCATGGTCAGCTCGCCATCAGTCGCGCCAAAACCATCGCAGAGTTTTTCGAAGGTGCTGCTGAACATCGCCGCCGTCATGGTGGCCAGCGTCTGTATCTGGTGTTTGTTGAGTTGCGGCAGGTAAAGCAAATCGTCCAGGCGTTCACGTCCGGCAAGGGAGCGATAACCCGATGTCAGCCAGCGGTGATCGGTGCGCTCCAGACGTTCGAATATTTTGCGCAGGGTCCCACGCGCATAGCGTTCTGCCTGCCTGGCGTTTTTTCCTTTCTGACGATCGGCTTCCTGTTTTTTGCGCAGGAAGGAGAGGTGGCGAATAAGCGGATCGCGCAGATAGGACGGCAGCAGGCGCAGTGAGGCCATGGCCTCATCTACCGCGCCGCGTGCCTGTTTTCTGGCGTCTCCTGCCAGTGTGATTGTTTTGTCCTGTTTTTCCTGTGCGTCCAGGCTTTTATTAATCAGGTTGCCCAGCGGCGTGGCGGAGAACGCCGCATCAGCCATTTCCTGGCGGCGCTCGTTCTCTGCCCGGTAGGCATCCAGCCAGGAGGAAAGTGCGGATTCAGGTGCGGGGATCTCCGTTCCTTCACGTCCTACTGCGTGGCGCGGTTGTTGCCAGTCCCTGATGTACTCTGTCGTCATACTGATTTACTTCGTCATGCCATTCAGAGTGTCACGGCAAACGGCAGCCAGCCGCTGAATCTCCAGCACAGTGTCTTCTGTGTCGGCATGGTGGTGTGTGATGCGGATGCTGTCGGCAATCACATCGACGATCGCAGAGGATGGGCGCTGGTAAATGCCAATAACGGACGGGGTGCCGCCTTCAATGCGGTAAAGCCTGTAATTTCCCTCGTGGCTGTCAATCATGTAGCGACCATCAATAACAATCTTTCCGTCAGCGAGCTGCGGTACAGGCAGGGATTTCAGGTACATGTCATAACGTTCACGCACGCGAACGGCAAGATCACGCTCTGTGTTGAGCAGGTATTCAAGAAAGTCGTTGGCGAGAATCATTGCGGCAATCCTCTTGTTACAGATGTGCGAAGGCCTCCCGCCGCAAGGTGCAGGAAAGGCCCGGAACAGGAATTAATGGAGTTTGTTTTGCTGCCGGATGAGCTGCTGAAGCCCGACGTGGTTTCCGGCAGTTGGAGGTGCTCATGCTCTGATTTCCCTCAGTAGCTGGTTGAACATCTGGGTTAGTGGGTTGCTACACCCAAACGGCATCGGGTTTACCTGATAAGAAAAGCGACCGCCTGTTTTGCGCTCTTTTCTTATGACTGAACCGCTGCGCCAGAGTCGGCGTAACTCCGCATTAATGGCTGTGGTTGGGGTATTCAGTGCTGCGGCGATTTCTCCACCGCTACAGCCCGGATTGGCTGTGATGTAGTCCAGAATGGTCATCTGCGTGACTCCTGTACCTGTCGGATAAGGTTCACCTGCACCACGTTGGTGGCGCAGAAGTAAGTGTCGTCAGTGAGACAAATGTGATGCGCGTCAGGTTGCGAACGGTGACGGTCGAGCGTTTTAATCAGCCGTTCGTCAACTTCGTATTCACGCCCTCTGGAGGTGAAACGAATGACGGAAAAACGCTTAATTGCCATTACGTTTCCTTTGCCTGGAAGGCCTGCACCATTTGATGCAGGCGGTACATGGTGCGAAAGCGTGGGCGGGTGCAACGGGCGTCAGTCTCGCGTCCGTTAACGCGGTTCAGCCAGCCGTAGCCGTACCAGCGACTAGCAATCCATACTTCAACGACGTTGCCGTTGTGATGAAAAATCGCGTTGTACTTGCTCGTTGCGATGAGAATGCCTTCATTCAGTAGCTGCTGTAGCTCCGCATCCCATGAAGGACTGAACGGGTATACATAAAAGCCACTTGCGCTTTTCAATATGTGGCTCATCAGAGCCATGTGATATTTCAGCTTCTCCATTGCGTTATTCCGTCAGTCAATGAAGTGGACTTCTTTTTTATTAACTTCCAGAGCGGGGCTGGCGGAGATTGTCTTTATTGAGAGTTTCTCCTGGTCTTCAGCCACGATGATGTAAACTTTGTCGTCAGCAACAGTGAGGCGAACTCGCTTGCCGATATTGGTGGCGGGCGAATTTTCTTTTGTTCGCTGTGCCCTGAGAACTTCCAGTTCGTGGGCCTGTTTTTCGATGATTTCAGCGGCTTCAGTAGCAGTTTTTGCGATTATTAATGAGAGAGTTGCGGTGTCCATGTGGCCATTCGCCATGGCTTCTTTTGCTACTTCACCTTGCATATCTGCGATTTCATTCAGGTTGTGAATAATGCCTTCTTCTTTTGCGTACATTTTTGTATCTCCGTTATTTACGTGTGCGAACGCCTCCGCGAATGCGGATTGTTTTCAGGTTTTCGTATTTAATCTGGTGTTTTGTTTATGCTGTTATTCGCCAGTGAAAAAACGTTCAATCTTTTTTACTGAATGAATAATTCGCATAATACCAATTGCGCAAACCACCGAAATAATCAGAACAAGCCATGAGATAAATATACTCATGCGATATTCCCCAGCTTATACGGTTCAATGTGTTCCCCGCATTCTGCGGCACAGATCAGCTCGGAAAGTTCGTTCAGTGCATCCAGATCATCAGCGTAAAAAGCAACGTCATACAAACTCCGGATTGCCCTAGTCAATGAGTCACGGGCTGCATGTTCAGCATGAGCGCCTGATGCACTTAAGCGAAAATAAAATCGTTCAAGTGCTTTGTTAATGAGAGTTTTATATTCTTTGCCCATCGCAACGCCCTTTAATCTGCTTTCTGAATTTCAGCTTCTGAATCCATACAAATAATTTCGATATAGGGTTCATCGCCATTAACCTGACGTGCCTTTTCAGCTTCGCTAATGATTTCTCGTACGGTCTGGTACGGAAGCTCCACAGTCAGGCGCGTACCGTTCAGATAAACGTAAGTAGCTACGTTTTTTTCGGATGGAACAACTCCGTCAATGGCTGATGCGCGTAATAACAGTTCACCGCGAAAATCAATAAAACGGATAAATACACCTTGTGCATGCTCTTTGGTCATAAAGCACCTGTTATAAATCAGCCTGTTTAATAAAACTTTGCCCGCGAAGCAGACGATCAACCGTGCGAAGTGCTTCGTATAATGTGAAATCCTGCCCGAA